TTCATTTCTGGATCATCACCATCACGCCACTTGTTTAAAATATTTTGCGTGATTGCTAGGTGTTGGTTTTCGTCTCTTGCGATAAGAGAGATGATCTTAGCGGATCCTTCCATAAGCTTAAGTTCACCAAAGGCGAAACTACAAGCAAAACTAACGTAGAACCGAATACCTTCAAGAATGTTAACGTTTGCGACTGCTCTGTACAATTTTCGTTTAACATCGTTGAGTGTTTCCTTAGCGTATGAAACTCCTTCAAGATTATGCATCCAAGCATTAGATGCGCCATAACTCTGAGCGGAGTTTATGAAATCATCATATGATTCCGTGACACTCGAAGATCTTTCCAAGATACGTTCATCGGTAATAATCGTATCAAATACTTCAGATGGATCAGAATAAACATTCTTGATAATGTATGTGTATGAGCGACTATGGATCATCTCCATAAATCCCCACACTTCCATACAAGCTTCCAATTCAGGAAGCGAGCAATAAGGCAAGAATGCCATTCCAGGTCCACGGCCCTGAACACTGTCAAGCATGATTTGATACTTCAGATTAGAAGTATAGATATGCTTTTGCTCGGGACGGAGCGTTTGATAATCTCCGCGATCTTTTTGAAGAGAAACTTCTTCTGGTCTCCAGAAGTATCCTAATTGTTGAGTTGTAAGTTTTTCAAAAATTGGATATTTGTATGAATCATATCTTTGGATTCCAAGTGGTTTTCCGAAAAACATTGGTTGTTTTTTAGAATCAAAGTGATCAGTATTAAATACTGTCATTCCTTTGACTTGCATTTGGTTTTCCTTGGTGGATGAAATTTTAAACTGCACAGGATTCACACTCTCCCTCCTCAACTTTACTTAACTCATTAATTAGATCTTCAAGATTGGGTTTCTTATCTTCAGTTACCTCATCAGTTTTGGCATCATATGTGTTTTGGTAATAAGAAGTTTTCCACCCGTATTTGTATGTAGTCAAAAAGTCATTTGCCATGACCGAAACTGGAACTTCATTATCTGGATAATTTTCTGGATTGTAACTCCAGTTACCAGAAATTGCTTGATCAAAGAACTTTTGCATCATAGCAACAATTTTAATGTATCCCTCATTACTCTTCATATCCCATAACAATGTGTAATTGTTTTTCAATGATGTGTATTGTGGAACAACTTGCTTAAGAGGCCCCTTCTTCGATTTCTTAATAGACAAGAATCCACGAGGGGGTTCGATTCCATTGGTTGCGTTTGACACAACGGAACTGCTCTCCGATGGCATCTGTGCGGACAGTGTACTGTGTCGGAGACCATGCTCCAGGATAGATAGTCTAAGAGTTTCCCAATCATGTTGATACTTAGGGGCAACGATTTCGTCTACTTCTTTTTTGTAAGTGTCAATGGGCAGTATGCCATCTGCATACTTGGTACGACCAAAGTTTTCGCAATAGCCTTTCTCCTTGGCGAGTTGATTTGATGCCTTCAGGAGAAAATACTGGAATGATTCTGAAAGACCATGAACAGCGTTCCATGCTTCTTGAGAATCATATTTGAATCCAAGTTTTGCCAAATAGTGCGCTAACCCAATAAACCCTATACCGAGCGAACGACGTGCCTTGGTGGCGATTTCTGCTGCCTTTACGGGATAGTTCTGATAATCAATCAACTCATCCAGAGAACGAACAGAAAGATCACAAAGGTCTTCAAGTTCTTCATCAGATTTTACCTTACCAACGTTGATGGCTGAAAGAATACACAAAGCAATTTCACCATGCTCTTCATCGATATGCTGAATTGGATAAGTTGGTAGAGTAATTTCTTGACATAGATTGCTCATCTCAATCTTATCCTTAAAGGATGAGTGAGAATTGCAATGATCAAGGTTCATGATGTAGATACGACCTGTCTCAGCACGTTCTTTGAGGAGGTCAAGAATGAGTTCTTGTGCCTTAACAGTTTTTTTCTTAATGGACGGATCTTTTTCATATTGTACATAGAGATCGTCAAAGCGATCTGATCCGAAAGCATCATAAAGTCCAGGTACATCGTGTGGGGAGAAAAGAGTGATCTCGCCATCTTGAATGAATCTTTCATAAAATAACTTACTAATCTGAATTGAGTAATCGAGTTTACGAACACGATTATCTTCTGTACCTTTGTTGTTCTTGAGAACAAGAATATCTTCTATTTCTTGATGCCAGATCGGAAAGTGGACAGTTGCTGATCCACCTCTGATGCCATTCTGAGTGCAGCATCGGACAGTTGCTTCAAACTTTTTGAGGAATGGGATAACACCTGTGTGCTGTACTTCACCGCCTCGGATTTTAGAGTTGATGCCACGGATTCGGCCTGCGTTGATACCAATTCCCGCTCTTTGAGCAACATACCGACCAATTGCCATATCAGAGCTGAAGATACTATCAAGGGTGTCATCAACGTCAATAAGAACGCAACTTGCAAATTGGCGAAGTGGGGTTCTAACACCTGCCATGATTGGTGTAGGAATGTTGATTTTGTGCTTGCTGATTGCGTCGTAGTATCGTTTGACATAAGACAGACGAGTCTCCTTTGGATATTCTGCGAAGATAGTCAATGCAATCATGATATACATGAACTGGGGAGTTTCATAAACTCCACCATTGCTACGATCTTGTACGAGATACTTATCTACAACTTGGCGAAGGCCTGCATAAGTGAATAGAAAGTCTCTTTCATGATCGATAAAACTATTTACTTTATCAATTTCCTCTTGAGAATACTTTGTATAAATATCATGATCATAAACCTCAGCAGAAACACAATCAACAATGTGTTGCTCAAGATGAGGAAGTTCTCTCATCTTACCATAAAGATTTTTACGCAAAGCAAACATGAGCAATCTTGCTGCAACATATTGATAGTTTGGATGATCCAAATCAATCAAATCTGAAGCAGAACGAATCAAAATTTCTTGAATTTCTCCAGTGGTGATTCCATCGTAAAATTGGATGCCTGATTGCATTTCAACTTGACTCGCAGAGACCCCTTTAAGACCCCTACATGCCTCTTCAACCATCAAATGCATCTTATCTAAGTCAAGAGTTTCAATTGAACCATTTCTCTTGACAACCTTTGTTCCGTTACTCATATTTTTTTCCAAGTAGTAAACTTTAACTTTGCTTCTAATCCACTATAAGTATTCGATTCTATCACAGACTGAACATTAAGTCCAGACAAAACCATATCATTAATATCCTTTTGGTTTATACTAGATGGCCAAATGACGACTCTTTCTCCTCGGGATATAACATTGGAGATGCGGGAGTGTATTTCTGCATTTCGTGGTTCGTTATCATAGATCCACACAGGATTGCTAATCCCCCACTTACTAAGATCACCATCAGCTCCACACAGAGCAATCGAATTTGAAATGAATGTTGAGTCAAATGGTCCTTCCGTAACATAAACTGTTTTCTCCTTGTTAAGGTCATCGAGTCCATAAATCTTTGGTGCATCATCAAAAAGCATGACAGTGATATATTTATTGGGAGATGGACCCAATGCTCTTCCCTGAAAACCGATTAGATCTTTTTGATAGTACAGAGGAATTATGATGCGAGACTCTTCGTAATCCGTATTTGCAAAAGTTGGCTTAAGCGAGTTAGCAAACTCTTTAAACTTTTCTGCATAATAAAACTTCGTTGGGTCGAGTTTACGTTTCTCAAGATAGGTTCTACCACGCTCCACTTCAGAACATAGAGGGAGAACAATCTTGGTTTTAAATACAGGTTTTTCAAAAACGAAATCGGGTTCATCAGTAATAAAGTTTCTTCCAGTATGCCCCTCTTTAAACTTTTCAAACGTATATTGTTTATACGTTGTAGAGTCTAACTGCTTCAGAAAATTATTGAAAGAAACATTGACTCCACAGTTGTGACACTTGAAGTTTGTATTATTCTTGACTTGATACAGATATCCTCTGGATTTACTCTTGTTCTTCTTCGAGTCTCCACAAATCGGACATCTGAAATTATAAAGATTATTTTTTACTCTTTTAAAATTTACCAGTCTTGCAGAAATCAAATTGATGTATTTAACATCAACATAATCCATAATCAAACTCTATAATTTCGCTGCTCCATTATAGGACTTTGACTGCCTGGTGTCAAGAACTGCACAATCTTTGTATTCATTAAAAATGTCAAGCAGGCGATTGCTCCAATAGCCATCCAAACACGTTTCTCGATCAGCGATACTCTTGACACAATGATGTCATAATCGCTGTCAACCTTATCACGGAGTTTGTCAATTTTTGCAAAGAGTATACTGTCAGATTCTTCTTGCTTAGTGATTCTTTCTTCATGTACCGCGAGCATCTTACTCACATTACTATTTACTTCACTAAGTTTTTCAATAGCATTATCAATCTTGACAATAATATCTTTTACATCTTCTAGTTTTTGTTCTAGAACTGCGACTCTAATTTCTTCGGCCATGGTGAGAATTCTTTACTCCTAGGTCTCAACAAATGGCATTTTGTAGATCAAAATTATTTATCATTTTTCCACCTTTTACGAGAACCAGGAGGTAACTTAATCTGTGGTCCTTTTCTTCTTCTCAATCCCATTACAGGATCAAATCCAGCGGTTGGTCCTTTTGGATCTGAAGAACCACTAAACCCACCAGAACCCCCTGGAGCATTCGCTACCATTTGTTCTCTTATTATTTGAATGATTCTATCAAGATTGGCCATTTTTACAAATGCTCTGAAGTTCTGATAGGCATATTATATCCACTGAAACATCATGTATATAACATCTTGGAGTCTCTGGTAATTTATTTAAAAATAAAATAAATGTTTTTACTGTAGACCAGAGATCCTTTTCAATCTTATAAAATAACATTGGAGTGGCAGCATCACTAAAAATATTATAAAGAATGATAAAGTGATTCAAAAGCAAATGCGCTTTCAATTCTCCAGTGTTCTTATACTTTTTAAGCAAACGCTTAATGTATTTGAAATGCTGTAGGTCTTTATCAAAATCTTCTTTGGTTACTGCCTGAGGATTTTCGTAATGTTTGATGGCAAAGAGAAGAAAATTTTCTTCATTCAACTCATTAAAGATCATAGATCATCAAGCAACTGTAGGATCTTGATCGTAGATTGGCAGATTGCCAGTGGTGATACCAGACATTGCAACCAGAGTTTCTGACTTAACTCTCAGATTGCCGTGAGTGTCAACATAGGTTGTAACACCAACCCAACCTTCGTGAGTTAATGCGTATGAAGTTCCTTGAGCAGCAGCAATACCACCTTCAGCAACACCATAAATGTGTGGTTCGTAATTGGTATTGATTTCACTCCAGCGGCTATCAAGGACAGTGTACTTAGGAAGTTCGCTGATCTGGAAGTCGGTAGCGGCAATTGCAACACCACTTAAACCAGCGGTCGATGCAATGGAGAGTTGTGTGGTGCTAGCAATACCAACAATTACAGCGTTTCCAATTTCACCTCTTGGACCAAAACGAATTACATCACCCGTGGCAGCTGCGCCAACTTGACCAAAGGTTGTACCACTACCAGTTACAACGAGGGTTGAATAATCAAGAGATACTGTTCCACCGGAACCTTTTGCGTCATTATTTCCCCAGAGTGCCATGTTCTTTTCCGTAAAAAATTTTGCTAGAAATATTTATAAAAAAAGGAGACCTTACTTTTGGTCTCCTTTTTAATTGAGTTTAAACTTTATCAAGGAGTAATATCCTTTGCACCTTTGTTCTTCAACTGTGCTTGCACTTGTAAAAGAATGAGTGAGAGAATACCGTTTGACTTGACTTTTGGGTTTGCTCCGAGTGCTTCAGAAACTGCAAACAAAACGGTTGCAATTAAAGCCTGGTTAGCAAGACACCATGCTACTAAAGCGGACATAATGACCTCCATGTAAAAAGTGTATCCTGTCCTATTTAGAAAATCAATCCCTTGGAGAATGCATTGCGTCTTGTGCTCTTTGAGCGGAATCGCGGCGTCTTTTAACTTTTTCTGCAGGAGTGATCTGTGTAGATGGTTTTTTCTCACCAGGAACTTTTTTCTTTCCTCTTGGTTGAACACCCATTCTACCCGCACCCATAGATTTTGAAATTAATTCAAATGCTTTATCTCTGGGTTTTCTTGGAGTTCCCTTTTCTTCTCTTCTTCTTTCATCAAGTTGCTCACCTTCTACTTCGTAAGAAGCACTAATATCCGTCATACCAGCTCTCACCGCTCTTTCTTTCTGCTGTAGGATCTGTAACAACTTCTGCTTTTGTTGGACTTTTGCTCGCTTGTCCGTACCTTGGGTTTCCTGAGGCATATCTGCCTCTGCCAACTTTTTTGCTTGTTTAGTCGCAGTAGCGTACATTACTTCTTTTGCTCTTTCACCATACTTGGAAAAATCACCTTTCTTTTTCATCGACATTACAATTTCTTCCTTCTTCTTTGTCTCGGCAGGAGTCAAAGTTTTTTCGTCGAGTTCAACTTCTTCTGGAACACAGTTTGGTACTTCTTTACCACCCTTCATTTTAGTTGGAGGATTGCCAACCTTTTTACCTGTCCAGCACTTAGATGCACCAACATTCTTACGTGCTTGTTTTAAACCTTCTTCCAACTCATTCTCTTCAACGTTCAGAGTCTTTGGATAATCCTTTTCACCAGGCTTTGCAGAACGCTCGCCACGCTTTCTCTTTGCATGGATATTATCCCATAATCCTTTTTTCTCTTCCAGTTCAATTTCCTCTTTCATTTTCTTTTCTTCTGGTCTTTTACCAAAAGTTTTATGAACCATTGTATCCAATTTACTATGAAACTTGGATTCTGCTTCTTTGCTTGCACCGGCTTCATTTACATACTCAACTTCTTCATTGTGTGCAGGAGACTGCCCAATACGATTAAATCTTTCCTTTTCTTTTTGTCTGGTGATTGCACTTACAATTTTAGAAGACTTTGTTTGTGCAACTTCTTTTTTCTTGCCAGTTGAAGAAACTGCAGTACGAGCAAGGTTACCTGCTCTACGGTACATTCTATTTTCCTTGTCTCTATCAATAGGTTTATATGCTTCATCAACTTCAACAGCCTCAAGAAGAATGCCACCGAGTTCTTCTACTGCTTCTTTAAAGTCAGGATTAATTACAATTTTGTTGTTTATATTTTTTTTTTCTTTGATCTGTTTATGATCGTCGTCCTTTTCAATTTTATCCATTACTTCAGAAAGATCTTGTCTCCAGTTAGAGAATGATTCTTTGCGTGTTGCAATAGCAGTACCACGAACCTTACGACGGTTTAAAAGATACTTATCAGACTTATCATGATCTCCATCATTATCAATATCTTTATCTTCCTTTCCAACGGGATCAAGAGATTCTCTTGTCATACCAGGAATATGCTTTCCTTTAGTTTTCTTATCAATGTAAGAAATTTGGTGTCCCTGATACTTTCCATAATTCTTACCCTCGCTTGGAGGGAGTTTCTTAGTTAAAGTATCACCTGCCCTTCTTTCTGCAGAAGCAGCCTTTCTCATTTCAGTATCTTGTCCTCTAACTGCCTCTGCAACTTCTTTCTTGTCCTTAAGAGCCTTCTTCATTGACTCTTTTTTATTACCATCCTTATCAAAGTCAAGATAATCTGGTTTTGCCGCTTCAGTGGCAATCGTCTCTAAGTAAACCTTAGAGATATCGTTAAGAATATTCATCGACATGGTAATTTGAATTTATCTTTTCTTATACTTATTTATGAAATTAATACCATATGACTTTCCACCATACTGAAGATTTTCTTTTCCGACACCTAAAGATCCTGGTGTCATTTTTGCTGCTGTTTTAAAATAACCAGTGGTTCCAATTAATGTATTTGGTTTCTTTGGAGTTCTCATCTGCTTATCCATCTTGACTTCAGTATATTCCATCAAATCTTTAATCCAAGACTTGAACATCCAACCTTCTTTGGTTACACAGATTAAGTGATTGGCTCCACGACGCATTACTTCACCAACCAAACCAGTGTTTAAATTCTCTACAAGGTCTCCAAGTCTAAAAATCTTTTTGGTTATATAATTTTCACGGAGATTCCACATATCAAACTTAGGAGCAATCTCCCAAAGATTATATGACTCTTTTGCAGATACTCTCATCGATTTACGGAGAGCATTAAAAAGATTTTTTGTTTCTTCTGGACCCAAAGATTTTGGAATACCAGATTTAAAAGTCTCAAAATCATTATCTGCTGCTGCCTTTCTCAATTTGGATGCAGACATTCCCTCTACACCTTCAGCGTCGGCGTCACGTTCGCCTGCAGATACCACATTAATCATATCAAAAGTATAAAGATCTCCATTATACTTATTAGCTAAGTTCTTAAATTCACCCAGACGATCTGCGCCAACAACAATAGTTACATCAGTAAATCCATCTTCATCAGCAATTTTTAGAACATCAAAAATTGATTTCATATTGTCATCATCAATAATATTCTCCTCATATTTGGGGAACATTTTTTTCATATAATCAATCTTGGTTGAAGGATCTAATGGATTCTTCTTCGCATCTTGAGATCTGGATGGGTAGATTCTCAGTTCAGACCCAGCAGAAATGTTTGATGCAGAATCAAGAAGTTTTTTATGACCAGTTGTTGGTGGATTAAAGCGACCAAATACAACTGTTACACCCTTACCTTCCTCATCTCCACGAAGAACTTCTGCTTCTTTTCTTTGTGGTTGTTGCTCTTGTGGTTTTGTTGCAGATTGTGTTGCAGCAACTTGTTGATTTGCTTTTGTTCTTTGTTGAGGAATATCTCTTTGCCCCGTTCTCTGTCCCTGATTATAAAACTTCAGTTCTCCCCCTTCTGTTTTTGCAACAAATTCTCCCTGGGGATTGTACCAACCGCCGTGGCCATCACCCTTAAGTCCCATGCGTCTTGCCTGCATTGACGCTTGGGATTCTTTTGCTTCGTTCAGAAAGTTAAAAAACTGTTTCATATTTATCTTAATATAAACTTATTTATTCAGAACTCAACCGTGAGTGCATTTCTTGGTGGTTTTTTTGCGGTAACGATTCGTCTTCCAGAATCACCTCTACTTGGCGATCTTCCCAAAATTAAAGGTAAACCTTTTGAATCTTTTTTGCTTGGTTCAAATGGTTGGTCTTCCCTTCTCTTTCTAAGTCTCAAATATAAATCATTATCTTTTGCATATTTTTTCGCTTCATAAAAATTTCCATTCACTCTTAATACACCATTTGAAAAAGTATATTTTACATCCATTGGACCAATATACATATAATGAATTGGACCACCCATTTTTTTATTTCCAACTACTATTGTTTCTTTTAAAGAATCACTTACTTTTCCATACATATCTGGGAGTCCAGACATTCCTTCTTTAAATCCCCTTTTCTTATATTCTTTTAAAGCAGCTTCCAAAAATAACTTTGTTAAACCAGGAACGGCAAGTTCAAGTCCAGCAAGTCCGCCACCGGCAATACTAGGAGCACTTTCTCCTTTATTTGATACGTTTATTTTTTTTGTTTTAGTTGTAATTATTACATCAGTATATGGTTCTGTTCCTGCGGAAGAACGACCTTCGAATTTTTCAGCAAAGGTTACATTAGCAATTTTTACACCATTCGCACCAATTAAAGTAAATGGTTGTCCATTATTTTGCCCATATCCACTATTAATTGCATCAATCAATCCACGTTCTTGACGTTCAGCAAGTAATCCTGCCATTCTCTTTAACTCTTTTTAAATATTTAGAATGGAGATAAGGAGACTCGAACTCCTGACATCCTGCTTGCAAAGCAGGCGCTCTACCAACTGAGCTATATCCCCAGAAAACCCCGAAGGGTAATTTATTTATAGATCTCCTTCAACACGATTTTCGGAACGATAAACATCAAACGCACCCTCAGGATAACGAGCACTCAGTTTATCAAAGTTCATTTGCAGAACTTCTTCAAAGTTTGTATCAAGTGCCATACATGCTTGTGCAAGATACCAACAGATATCTCCAAGTTCACGCTTCAGGTGAAATACATTTTCTTCGTTATATGGTTTACCTTGGAGAAAAATCTTTTTCACCACTTCAGTAAACTCACCCGCTTCAGCAGTCATGCCCAGAGCTGCTGTCAAAAGGCGAGGAACATCGGCATCAAACTCAACTTCAAGTTGTGACAGGCGAGAAACTAAATCTGCATAGTTGCTACTTGCAGGACTTGTGGTTTGACGAACGAATTCAATATATTTGTTAGTGTCAATCTCAGGCATTGCTTTATGTTGATTACTTTTCTAGTATAAGAGAACTGAAGAAAAAAGTCAAGAGCGTGGTACAAAGATTTTTTCATCCACAAAATATACGCCAGAAAAAATTTCCAAATCTTTTACGGCATCAATAAATTCTAAAGCATCATCTTCAGTTTGAATTAATGGTTTACCTGCAAGATTAAAACTGGTATTCAATAACATGGGACATCCTGTTCTTTCGTAAAAAGAAGTAAGAAGTTCAAAAATAAATCCGTCTTTTTTGGATACTGTTTGCACCCTACAAGTATTATCTACATGAACTATAGATGGAACATAGTCTCTCACGTCAGGTTTTGCATCAAAATTAATCACCATGTATTCGGATTTTTTAAGTCCCAAAGTTTCAAAGTAATTTGAAAAATGTTCTTCCAATATAATTCCCGCGAATGGTCTATACCATTCTCTTCTTTTTAAAATGTTTACTAGATTTTTTCCATTAGAATTTCTTGGATCAAATAATAAAGATCTGTGTCCCAATGCTCTTGGACCAGCTTCTGGAGCGCCTTGAAACACTGCAACGATCTTTTGATCTACTAAAATATTTACAATATCATCGGCGGTTTTAAATTGTTTTTTATTGGTATTAATTTCTTGCTTTTTATAATAATGGTAAAAATTATTTTCCAATTTGTATATTTTTTGATCTCCAGTAACTTGGCGATATTTTAACATACAAGCACCCAAAGTTATTCCACTATCGTCGGACAACGGTTCAAAATAAAATTCCACATCTGGAAGATTTTTTATATAATAATTATTCGCAACAACATTTAATCCATAACCTCCAACAATACAAACTTTATTAATTCCAGTTTTTTCGACATAGTGTTTAATCAATCTCAAAGATTCTTTTTGAGTTTCTAATTGCACATGCTTTGCTTTATTTGCATAAAACTGATAATTATCTTTGGCTAAATTATCTGTTATTTTATCTTCATCTCCAAAAAAACATGAAGAATTTTGCTCAGAAAAACTTACATCTATAGAAGAAAAATAATTTCTTATTGCAGATCCATTTAAAAATAACGGAGGATATTCTAAGTTTTCACCATAAGAGGAAAGACCCATAGTTTTTCCATTTTCTAATGCGTGCTGACCTATTAAAGTAGTTGCTGCCTCATAAACTTTCACGATACTAAACGGATTATTAACTTCGATATCAATATCTTTTTGATAGTAATCTTTGATCAAATTTTTTACATAAACTTTTTCATTCTCATCATTAATCCAGAAAGATTTTTGTACTGGAAAAATACCTTCATTATAAGATGCAATATAAACTGATTCAGATTCTCTAGCAAGTTCATTTCCATTTGGTGAAAAGAATGTAGATCCATTCCTATCAATTACAAATACCAAAGATTTTTCGAAACCACTATTGTAAAAAGAAATGCTTGCATGGCAATCATGATGTTGTAAAGAGGAATAATTTTCCAATTCAACATCAAATTTTTTTAATACATATCTGGAATAATTTTCAAAAAGTCTATAATCATAAGTTGGAGTTAAAAATAAAACATGATCAATAGGTCCAAAATTTTGTTCATACAATAATTCCAAAGATTTGTATGGAGCCTTATCTCTTTTAACTTTAGAAATTCGTTCTTCCTTACAATAAAATTCTATTTTTCCATCAACATACGAACAAACCGAACTATCGTGTGTTACATTAAACGCTACTACTCTCATTAGAACTTAAATCCATCAAAAGATTTCTTTGGTTTTTTTTCTTCATAATCATACTCTTCTTCTTTACCATTGTCAAGAATATCATCTTGAGCGGATTGTTCACAATCATAAAGACGCATCTTAGCACGATCAATACCAACTACAAAACGCTTGTGAATGGTTGGATCATTATAACGATTCTTCAATTGCTTCACAAGAATCTGTCCAAGTCCTTCAAGTTCCTCTGTGCTAATAAGAGCAAACATAAGGTCAGCAGTAGCAGGAAGACCAAAGGATTCGGAAGTATCAGTAAGTTCAACATCAGAACTTCCATAACCTGAACGAGTAGTCTGAGTAGCGGAAACGATTGGAACGTTAAATTCAACTGCAAGTCCTCTAAGTTCCTCAGCAATAGCCTTGATATATGAATAAGAGTTAACAGAAAGATTTCCCTTATAACGTGAAGATGCACAAATATTCAAATAGTCGATGAAAATAATATCTGGTTTAAATGACTTCTTAAGTGCGAGTTCATTAAGAAGTGATTTAAAATGTCCGCTGTGTGCAGATGCAGTTGGATACTCTTTAATGATTAGAGTGCCTTGAGTTTTCTTTGCAAGGTTAGTTACTTTATTTTCAAAGATTTGCCTCGGCAATTCTGAGATTTCTTGGATAGGGACGTTAAGGAGATTTGCATCAACTCGTTCTGCAATTCGCTCCTCAGCCATTTCAAGAGTGATATAGAGAACGTTTTTTCCTTGCAATAAGACGGAAGCAGCCACATGGCACATGAATAAAGATTTTCCGACACCCGTACCAGCAAGAGCGATGTTGAGAGTCTTATTAGGGAGACCGCCTTTTGTAATCTTGTTAAAGAACTCAAGGTCAAACTCAATCTTTTCTTCCTTTTTGTGATATGACTCGTAACGTTGCTCATAGTCTTCTAAGTAATCGTGACCTACATGATTATCAAAAGAAACTGCTAAAGCATCTGACAGAATACTAGGAATGCTATCCCGATTCTTTTTTTCGTCTTTGCCATCAGCAATATGAATAGACTCCATAAGAGCCAAATAAATTGCACGATCACGACACCACTTTTCTGTAGTATCGACAATCCAATTCATTTCAATAGGTACATCATTAAGATTATCAATCAAATGGACAATCTCTTTAAATGATGTATCCGTAATATCTTTACGATTCTCTACTTCGATGCAAAGAATTTCCTTTGTTGCAAGTTTGTTATATTCTTGTACAAAGGAAACAATCTCTTCGAATACAATTTTTTGATTTGCATCTTCAAAATATTCAGATTTGATAAACGGTAAAACTTTTCTTAAATACTCCTCATTATATAATAAATTTCTAAGAATTAGAAATTCAACTTGCTCCATAACTAAATTCCTTTTGTGCGATTTCGTCCAACTGTTGCATCACTTCTTCAGTGAAATATTGATCAGGATTCTTTAGAATCTCTTTTGCGTAAAGTTTTTTACCATTAATCTCATAACGCCCAGCAACGTTCTTCCAGAGTCCACCAATCTCACCAAGTTCCAAAAGACCATAGTAACGATCAAGACCGCGCTCATCATAATACAGACGGACTTCAACGTCTTTATTTTCCTTACTCAAACGCGACTTAGCAGTCTTAGCTTTGATAATATTGCCGACCACTTCTGTTCCATCTTTCTCTTTCTTTTTGCTGAGATAGATGATCGTAGATGCTGCATATTTGAGTCCAGAACCTCCGCCCATTTCTTTTGTTGGTACGTAAGCTCCAATGACATCGTATGTATGATTTGTGACAATGAGCGGAACATTTGCTTGGCCTAATTTGAGTGTGAGCATTCGAAATGCACCTTTGACAAGTTGCGATTTAGTCATGTCACGAACTTGCTTGTCATTCAGTGCATCAGTAATTTCTTTCTCGGTGGAAAGCATACCAAGAGAGTCTAACACAAAAATACAAGGTTTGCGTTCTTCTACAGGTTTTTTTAAGTAAATGTCTACTGCCTTAAGTGCCTTAGTACGAAACTCTTCGATTGTCACTACATTAACAACAACCGTTCTATCAGTATCCACTCCACGAGATTCTAAGAGTGACTTGGTAATAGCAGCCTCAGTATCAAAGTAGAGACAATAACCATCGGGATTAATATCAAGAAAGTTCTTAACCACTGCGAGAGAGAAAAAAGTCTTTCCAGTAGAAGACTCTCCAGCAATAGCAGTAATCTTATTCCCAGATACACCACCAAATACACTACCTGAAACCAGTGCATTAAAAATGTATGAACCCGTATCAACATACTTTTCCGTCTCATCAATGTCTGCAGCAAGTTGAGTGTACTCGCCACCAATTTCCTTTACAATGTCTTTAAGAAAGTCCATAAATCACTCAAAAATATAATGTGGATTTTGAAATTTAAAAATCTCTACTTGTTCTTCAGTTTTAAAGAACTTAAAGAGTGTTGTGTTTGGATACTCTTTAAGTTGATATTTTACTTTAATCATCATGCCACCATCCCGTATTCTTCACGAAGTATCTTTTTATAAGGTAAACCTTGTTCTTTAAGTTCCTTAACTAGTTTCAGTTTGTGGTACAAAGCAGCATCTCCACCAAAACCAAGTGCTTTTACAATAGTATTCAGTTCGTCGTCATTAATAGGCAGATCCATTAGGCAAAAAATGATTCAAGGTTTACAGTTTTTTCCACATTCCAACCAATCGCATCCAAGATTGACTTCAGTGGTTCAAGAAATGCTTTCTC